TTGAGCTGGGAGTTAAATTAGAAAATATAGTGGCAACATTGGCCGCCGTTGTATTTGCGTTTGCTGTAAATGTTAGTCCCGCAACTGTTACTGTTTGTCCATTAGATAGAGATTTAAAATCAATTGCCACGGATTCATCTTCAATTGTATCCAAATACGAATAATATTTAAATTGTTCTGCTGTGCCACTTGCGGTCCATGGAAAGGTAGAATCAATAGTCACAGTTGGCTGTGCATCATAGAAGAATCCGCTGCCATAAGATTCAAAATTAATACTTTGTAGTCTATATGTCAGGTTGGCTCTTGCACCGGTACCGCTGCCACCAGTTAAAACTATCCCAGACACAACAGGGGTTGCATAGGCGCCACCGCCAGATACCATCAGTTTAACGACGCCGCCAGTCTCAGAAATTTCTGTAACTTTTAAAGTTGCATCGGTGCCGGCGTACAATAAAGAAACAGTTCCATTTGATTTTGTTCCAACAGTATGCACCGGCAACTCTGTTGAAAATGTGCCACTTGTTGTGGCTAGATACAGATTGTTGTTGTAGGAATAATAAACACCTAATGTGGCAGTGGCGCCGGCTGCCCAAGCTGTTGCGGAAATTGTTCCTGTTACTGTCAGTATGTCGCCAAGCTCGTAGCCTATACCGGCAGCATAAATGTCAACTATACCATAGACGGAATCTGTATTTTCAACTTCTAGTAGCACAGAAGTTGGTGCCGCAGTGATCAAAGTACCTTCAAGTTGGTTCATTGCGTCAGTGATGGTACCATCGTCAATTAACAAATCAACAGGTTGCTTGGCCACTCTGCCTGCATCAAATAATTGCAGGTGACCTTCAAATTCGATAATTGGGCGTTGAGCACGATAGGCTTGATCTGGAGATGCCACTGTGTTGTTATAATCTGCGGTGGCTTGAATTACATCAATGTGGAACCAGCGATTACTACGGCTCCAGGCATTGTGATCTATACTATCTCTGTTGATGGTAATATAGTCAGGCACTGTGAGTCCGCCAACTGCATAAGCTTCTGGGGTAACTAAATCTGCGACTTTTATCAACTGTATCGATGTCCCAACACCCTCAACATAGTATTCATTATTGCTATACACAGGATCTGTTACAGTATCATCAAATTGAATCTTCAACCCATTGGTAAAAATAACTCCGTTGGGACTGGTATATGATTTTTGTCCAATTATGTTGCTTGCAACATCTATACTATATCCTTCGGCTTCAACAATTTGTATCAGGCCAAATAAATTAGGATCAGTACCGTCTTGATAGTACAGTCTATCTAACGCGGCAGTATTCTCTGGCAAAATACTATAAGATCCGGTGCGCTCAAGCCAATATTGTTGATTTGCATTGGCAATACCACTTGACACATACACTCGTTGATTGATTTCTACCTCTTTAGTAGGTACCAGTACGACCAAGTAATCATTATTCTCTGATGGTTGTAAGTCTATGGTCCACACACCTCGTCGGTCTGTGGTTGATACAACTTCGCCTGGATCGTATGCCACAAAGTCAAACGGCTCATCAGATTTATCAAATACACCAGGTGTTTCCCATTTTAAATCGTCTTCTTCAGTGTTGGTAAAAATTAAAGTTTTCTTATTTAAATCTGTTGTTATGCCATCAAACACATCAGGATATGTTTGTAACAAAACACTGAGCAATTGATGTTGTATTTGTGTGTACCCAAATGGTGTTGCTATGTTGACTGTGGCGGCCAGCGTCAATTGACTGAAATTATCTTGTGCTGTTTTTCTAGGAACTGTAAACACAATCTGACCAATGCTTGCGCCGTTGCTGGCAACACCAAATATATTTCTAGTACTGACATTTGACTGTGATACTTTGGTTCCACCTACACCAGGTTCTGTTTGAATCCAAAAACGGTTACCTTGTTGTCCAAGGTTAAACTTATATGTGCCGCCACGAGCCAATGTTAATACTGGGTTGGCTCCCGTACCTTTGCCAGAAAAATTATATCCATTGGCCGCCAAGTTTCTAGTAACAACAAAAGTTTCTTCTGTGTCTACTGTGCCAGCATAAACATCCACTGCATCTGGGCCATTGGGTAACCAGTAGTAATCGTTGTAATTTCCAAATTTGTCAAAATCAAATAACCCGTCAAATGTGTAACTTTCATTGGAGAACATTCTGCTATGGTCAGAAGTATTTCCTCCCAGAGTTGCTACTTGTTGTATCAAATCAATGTAAGTTGAAAACAGACTAACTGTGTTTTCTTGTTTGTTCTGCACCACAACAGATGGCTCAAGTTGATAGTTTTGTCTGGCGGCCGTCGGCTCTGATATGTAATTGTCTGCGGTTTTATAAGTGGGCGCAAACTTACGACCTATGTATCCATTTACTCTACGCAGGTCAGCTTCAGAGGTTAACTGATCCAAAGTTGCATTCAAGAACTTTTCGTTGGTATCAGTCTGAAAAATCGCTGGTAAAAATTTTAAGGTACTGGTGTTGGCTGCCATTTATTAAATTCCAAGTTGTGCGCTAGAGCTGTTAGTTTGATTCAAGTGGTTGGCTGTGATAGCAGATATAACTTCCACATTATTAACTGTGGCAGAGCTTGTGATAATTTCATTTGAGTCGCAATTGACTTGATACATGGCACCAAATGAAATTCTAGGATCAGCTGGAACAATAATAATACTTGCCACCAATGGGGTTAACTTCTGGTGTAGATATGCACTTAACTCTGAAAAGTAAAATGTTTCTCCAAAGTCCCAGTTGTTAATATCAAAATAAGTGTTGATAGTTGCAATCACTGCACTCTTAACTTCGCTTTCGCTGGTAACCAAGTTGGGATTTGCTACCACTTTAAATCGCGCTCTTAGACTAACATCTGCTTTGTCTCCAAACAATGGCTTAAATTTGGCCGGATTAAAAACTATAGTATCGCTCAGTGCTTTGTAGTTGCTTAGGGTGCCGTATGCGTTTGATAGCTCTTCGTTGGTTGGAGGGCTTGGTTCTGCGACAGCACCGCTGGTATCTTGTAACCACAATTGATAACTACTGGAATAATCTTTGGTTAGAACAAACAAGTCCATGAGATTGTTCGGACTTGGATCAATTCTACGATTGTTTGGACTCACATGTTGATATTGAAAACTTAGGCTTTGTCTTCCAGTATAGGCTACATAATTTGTCAATGCAGAACTTATCACTGTGGGATTTGTACTCAACAAACTATAAAACTTATTTTCACCGGTGGCATAGAAAATTTGACCAGGAACATATCCGGCACCGGACAGTTTGATATCACCCAATGTTGCATAATCTGCTACCACAGTGGTTGAATCTACTGGATTTAAATTAATAAATGCATTATTGTTGGAGTCAACAACTTGTTTAAAGAATACCAATTTTCTACTAGCATTCACGGTTGAATTGACCACTGTGTCAAACAAATCTGGATCGTCCGGAACTCCGTCGTTGTTGGAATCTGGAAAGGTCACCAGCACTCTGGTAGGATCTTTGTAACCATCAGATGATACAATATTGCTGTAGATTTGCCATTTGATATCTTGGCCAATTGGGCTTAGGCTATCTGCCTGTTGATTAATTTTTAATATGACAATTTGATCATGCAAAGTTCTTGCCAACTTGCTGTCGTATACTTTTAATTCTGTATCGTAGTAGAAGGTTGTTTCTGCAACACTTTCAAATACATAATTCAAGCCGCGTGTTGTAACTGTAAATTGATTATTGTTATATACCACAGAAATTAACCAGCTGGCATCTAGTCCTGTGCCAGAAGTGTCTCCGGCATTGGTTAGACTAAATGTTCCGTAGTTGACATTAGAAGAAACAATTTTACGCCAGGTCTGTGTGGTTAAATCGTAACGCAATGCAAAACTTTGATATGATCTAATTGCTGTTGCCAATCTTGTGGCTGTTACTTCATTGTCATACAATCCAGATTTAGTATCTAATGCAAAATCTGTTGATTGCATGGGTATGACTGAGGATACAATCGCGCCATTGGGAATATGCTGATTGATGGATAATTGTTTATTGGTTTCTAATCCTGTGCCGCGTAATACACAAGCATAGATATAGTTCTTTTCACCTTGATATTGTGCTACACCAGTTTTTAGTGTGTTTTGTGCAGAAAAGAATTGCCCAGTGGGTGCAGTAAATTTAATTAATGCACCTTCATTGACATAATTTCTATTTCCTGTAATTATGCTGGCGCCTTTGCCAAAACTCAACACAGACCCCGATGCATTAATTAATTGTCCTGTTCCAGCATTGGTTATATTTGTCAGACTACTCCAATACACCGGATTGGTTCCTGTGTTGTCAGTTACTGCATATCGTGGTGTGGTATTGTATCTGAAGTGCGTGAGTTTCTGCAGGCTCAGTAGCGGTCTAATACTGTCGTACACAATTTCATTAACATCGCCAACTGTTTCAAATGTGAAATTAAACGATTCAATAGAATTTGTATCTCTATATAGGTATCCATCATTACAGAAAATATTGGTACTTGAATATTTGCCTGTTACATCCAACACATCCAAGAATCGACTGACACCGCTACTGGTTCGGTTGACTGATTTGACTTTGACCACGGTATCAAACAAACTAAACGGTAAGATATTGTAATCTTCACCGGTAATCATACGATTCTGTGTGTAGTATTGTTGTGGTGCGTTTGTTTTTATAGTTGCCAAAGACTCAGCCGATGAGCTATTGCCAATGGTGTAATGTAGACTGGCTGTCACTGTCAATGTTTCAACTCGACCTGTTCTACTAACATAAGCAATGGGAATATTGACACGATTTAATTCGTTTGGTGTAATCTTATAATTTAAACCGTTGCTTTGTCTGTAATAGAAAGTAAAGTTTCCTGTGGGTATGTTGGCAAATACCCCGTCGCCGAATACCAGGTCAACTTGATCGTTTGCCCGTGTGTTGACCTGGTACACATATCTATTGGCAGTTTGATTGTAAATTACATTGGTGCCGGCAACTGCCGATACCTGTGTCCACGATTGGCTTGCCGCCCCCTGTGCAGTAACACCATACAACCAAGTATCTGTATTGTTTATGTTGTTGAAATTTATAGCAACTGACCTGTTGGGAATTGCATCGCTAAGACTAAAATCAATCTTGTTTAATGCTCCTTGCTTGAAGAATACAAAGAATCCAGTATTATTGCTATTGTTGCCTAGGTTGTCGTTTCTGTACAGTATATTAAAAATGCTACGGGGTACAGGAGCAGGTTCGTATACATAACTCTTACCAGATGTACTGGCACTCACTGCTTCAAAAGAAACGGTACGATTTTCTACCGTTGAACTAAAACTATAAACCGGAGTTTGACCTGGCACAATACTAATGCCATAAGCATCAGTTTGAATATTATTAATGGTATCTGTGCTGCCGGGCTTGCCAATGGTCTGCGTATTGACCAATGTGGCATTTAGTATTGCAGTCATTTGCTCGTACCAATTTTCGTTTGAGCTGTCGTTCCAGTTGATAATCAAGTTGGTTAAATCTGTGCCGTTGCTGTCAAATACCTGTTCAGTGGTACTGATATTGTCTATCTTTAAATATCCTTCGGCAGCAACATTGCGCTTGGGACTATAACCAACTAGGCGACTCAACTTAAACACGCTGTCTTGACGCTGTGCTGTGTCGATGAAGTTTTCGCGAGCATTTAAATCTGAGCGGAATGCCAGGCTTTGCCCCATAAAGGCAATCAAATCAATCAGGGCAATATATTCACTCGAGTCTGTAAAATCGTTAAAATCTTCAGGGTATGTGGTACGCAAGTAATCAATCATGGTCTTGCGTAGGGTTTCAAAATCGTAGCTGGTAAAGTCAGCAGATTGGAATGTCTGATAGATCTTGGTCCAATCTTGTTGGACTAAGAGATTAGTTTGACGAGTGGTTAAAGCCATAGATATACCTTGTTTTAATATTTATGCAATACAAAAACGGCTTATATTAAGCGTAGGTGACTCGTTGAGCTTGATTATCAAAATTCATCAACAGCACATCACTTTGATTGTTGTTAACATAGGTCAAATCTATTATTATTTGTAGCCCATGGTCAAGTTCGTTCACTGTGACATCGTTGACATTTACTCTAGGATCATAGTTGATAATATCTGTAATATCTGTTACTATGGCAGTTTTAAGGTCATTAGTCAATGGCTCAAACAACATGCCCCAAATAATTGTTCCAAAATTTGGGTTCATGAGTTTTTCACCCTTGCGTATATTAAAATGATTGATTAGATCTTGCTTGATCAAGGCCGCGTCTGTGGCTCTAAATTTCTTAGTTTGCCCCTGTGTACTGAATCCGCGATATATTGCCATACTGTATTTACCCTACAAATTGTATGTGTACAGGATCATTGACTGGGAAAGGATAACCAAAGTTATATTTTTCCAATAAACCAAGTTGATTTAGCTTGTTGATATCTGCCTTGGCAACATCAAAAGCAACTTTTCGCAGGTGCGGACTGCTCGGAGCAGGTTTACTAGGCATATAGTATCCGCCTGCACTTGGGTTTTCTTTTGTTCCACCTGCGGCGACCCAAGCGTTGTATATTGCTGTTTGTTCTTCTAAAGATCTGTACGAACTGTTTATAGTAATCTTCTTACCAGTTTGATCAAAATAATCTTTGGCCATCAGTTCCATTGCAGTTCTAACATCAGCTGGCATTTGCTTGTAATGTGCAAAATCACCTGATCCTGATGTGAATGTCATCACTGTGGTGGGATCTACGCCCGATTCAGTTCCATAGTCTGTGCCTGGTCCAGCTGAGCCCACAGGTGCAGTTGATGTGGCTGCCGGTGCTTGACTCAATATGTCTATGGCATATCTTCCTTGATTGTAATTGTTAATCGGTGACTGACCTGCATTGTCTTTGCCTGTATTTTGTTTACGCCATTGTGCGGCCGCCGAAACCATTGCATTAACATCGCTGCCAAATACCTGTGTTTGTTCTCTAAAGAAGTATGCTACATTGATCATACCGGCAGCAACGCAAATACTATCTCCAAAGTCAATTCCACGGGGACTGCTTGTGGTTAATTTTTTATATGCATCTTGTATAAAACTAAACATACATTCGTCTTGTGCTGTTGAGTTTCCCAAGAAGCTGTCAATTGAGGCTATTCCGCCCTTGCCGGTCCAGGCATTGGCCTTGTTAATTGCGTCTTGTCCGTATGCGTCTTGTCCGTACTGTTTTTTATTTAAATAGTCAGGTTTAATAAATCCATATTCAGCCAATAGGACAGCATTTACTGCATATCGTCCAATTCTGAATTGAGTTTTGTATTGTGGATTATTATCACTTTCTGCAAATGCTATTTGTACTGCCAGTGCTTTGACCTGTGAGGTGGTTAGTCCCGGAATGGTATTTGCATCTCCGGGTGTGCCTCGACCGTCTAATGAAAAGTTCGGACTTGGAGCATCTGATTTTTTCATAAACTCCACCGGTGCTTGTTTGACCACAGTCTGTCCTGCGGCTGCTTTGATTCCCGAATCGGCATCATAACTACCTATAGTAATAGCATTGCCCGACCCATCTGTTATTGCACTACCGTTGCCTGATTTGACTGCATCTTGATCTTTACGCAGCCATGCCCACTGTTCTTTTAAGTTTGCTTTACCTTCGGCGACAGTAGCTTTGGCCAAGTTTGTTCCTTGTCCATCATATCGACCTCGACCTGTTCGTGGATCTTGTATTGAGGCCCACTGAGCAGCCGCGTCCACACCAGCTTGAAATAGTGCGACTTCGTCTGTTTGATTTCCCTGTCGAAAATAACTTGCCATACCCGATCTACATAAATGGTTTACAAACAAGTAGTCTTGAAATTCTGCATTAAATTTTTGTGAAGTAGGTATTTTTAATTTTTTTATTCCTTCTTTGAGAGTGTCAGGTATACACTGATATTTGCCCACGGCAAAAACTTTTTTGTATGGGTCAGTTAATTCCATTAATTTTAAAATTTCGTCAATGGTCATGTCTATTAGATTCATCTTTTCGCCACCAACTGTTCCTGTGCCTTTAGGAGGACTAGAACCTCGATTAAATGCATTATATCCAGCACTACCCGATTCATACTGAGCAATCCAAGCACCAAACGGTCCTGCACCACCTGTACCACTACTGGCTAAAATAGGAGTTGGTGCAAGATCAGTACACACCGGAGTTGTTGCAGAACCAAATGCATCAGCGGCAGTCACCGCAGTTGTATTTCGTTCCCACGGTTCATGTGCTGGTGCCGAAGTAACAATGGACTGTAATGCGCCTGGTACTGTGCTCCATAGTCTTGTGGTTGCATCTCTGTTGGTATCTGCTAGTGCATTGTTTTGTATTTCGCCGGGATCTCTAACAGTGCCAACTCCACCTTCGTTGAGTCTTATCATGCTACCAACTAATTTTAACTCTGCGGCAGTTGATGCTATGCCCAATTCTCCGCCGGCATTTACAGTTAATGCGCCTGCTGAGGCTAGACCCATTGTGGCACTGTACAAAGTCATGCCTGTGCTGGCTCTAGCAGTAAATGAACTGCTTTGCATTTGTAAACTACCAAGTGCCTTGATGTTTACGCTGGCGCCTTGAATGTTTACACTTGAATCGCTGTGTAGATCTAATGTGCCCTGTGTGCGTATTGCTAGGCCTCTCATGCTGTACATGTCTATTCTGCCAGAGTTTCCAAATTCAAGCCAAG